TTGAAATAATTTTTAGAAAGATAAAAAAGGGAGATTTCTCTCCCTTAATTAACTTAATTCTTCTTCTTTGCTAAGAGGATTACTCCTAATGTAGCAAGAGCAACTACACCAATACCTACGAATAGTAATGGATTTGTTTCCACACCTGTTGGAGGGATAACAATAGCATTATCAAGAACATTAATCTTGATTAGGTCTACACCTAACTTATCCTTACCAGTACGTGTAATTGGGTATTTCTCTGTTGAGATTTCATATCCTTCTGGGGCTTTAGTTTCCATAACATACATTTGGTTGTCTTGGTCATATGCTAACTTGAATGATACCTGTCCATTCTTATCAGTTACACCAACTGCATCCTTACCATCTTTATCCTTGGCGATTGTACCGTCTTGGTTATAAACAGTAATTTCTGCACCTTGTAAGTAATGGTCTACCTTTTCAGCATCTGCCTTAGCGATACGAACATCTAAGTCCATTGATACTGTTACAGTCTGTGCTTCATCTAGGATGTTTGCATGATGACCTACTAATAAGCCTTCCTTAAACATATCTTCGAACGCAACCAACTTATGACCCGCATACTTAGATGGGTTAAACTTAGTCTTAACAGTGATAAAGCCATCTGATGTTTCAGGAATGAATGTTGTTGTAGTCTTAATTACATCACCATTTTCATTCTTTAAACGCTCAAATTCAGCAGTATTCATTGTGCGTAATACATCTTCACTAACACCTGCTGGTTTGATTACCCACTCATTTACAAGTGTGTATTCCTTACCAACGATTAGGTCATGGTATTCTACAGTATCTGTTAATGTTTGTTCTGTCTTTGAACCATCTGCTACATTAGTATTTGTTTCTTCAACACTTGCCTTTGTATGCATCTTAGATTCAAGGACTGTAATTTCTGTTGCAATAGTATTTACTTCCGCAGCATTAGAGATTTCAAAATCAGTAACTTCGTTGATTAAGTATCCTTCTGGTGCTTTAGTTTCGATTAACTTATAGCTACCTGCCTGTAAAGCATCTGATGCAGATGTATAGTTACCCTGTGCATCTGTAACGATTGTTTCTTCTGACATCTTGCCAGCTTCAATAATCTCAGATGTACCATCCTTATGCATATACTTCACATCGTAGTTATTAGGATTTAAAATCTTAAACTCTGCAACACCTACTGGCTCATTTGTTTCTCTGTCAATCTTCTTAATAGAGAAACCTGAGCGTTTAACACCCTCGCTAATAGTATACTCATTACCACCAACTAGCTTTGTTACACTATTAGTATCAACAATGTTAAACAATGCAACACCATTCTTAATAGTAACTTCTTCGTTATTTGCATTTAATGTCTTATGTTCAAGAGTATAGCCGTTCGGTGCTTTTGTCTCTTCGACTGTAATAGTACCTAAAGGTAGTGTTGGAACACCTAATGCGTTTACATAGAAGTCATCTCCAGACACCTTATACTTTGTCTCTAAACCTGTGTGATACTTTCCACCAATGTTTAAAGTCTTGATTACCCAAGTTCTTGTTGCTTGCTCTGGCAATGTATCGAATGTATACTGACCATCATAGTACTTAACTGTGAACTCAGCACCCTCTAATGGAGCAGGATTTTCGATACCTTCAGCAGACTTCTTCACCAATTCAATAGTGGCAGGGTCATCTAATGGCATATCAACTGAATTGACAGTCCATGTTGAAGGATTAGAAGCAGATACAGTATATACTGTTGGGTCTAATGCAAATCCCTTTGGTGCTTTTACTTCCTTAACATAAACAAATGGATTACTAGGTTCAACTGTAATCTTTTCTGGTGCAGAAGCATTACCATTAGCATCTGTCACTAATGTATATAATGGTGCATCAGATAAATCAGCCTTCTTATGTACCTCATACTCTGCGCCACTTAAATCCTGTGCATAGCACTTATTTCCAAGTGTTAAAGATGGAATACCATTTGACTTCTTTATTGTTAAATTAATTTCTCTTGGTAATGGTTCACCTTCAGCAACTGCCCAAACAATCATTGTTAGGTTAGTATCAGGTGCTTTAGCAACACCATACTGTTGTAACCAATCTCTCCAGTTAGCACCAGTAGCACCATCACCATTGTTATAGGTTGTTGACCAACCTGTATTATCTGGTAATTCTTCTGCTGTACCTGAACGAGTTCCTGCTAGACGTAATACATTTGACTTTGAGTCATACGCAGCCTGCATATTGTTGCCACCGTCCCAATAGATACTTGAGACACCAACAACTCTCGCACGACCTGTCTGAGAACGAGCCTGTGCATCTGCAAGTGCTTCTCGTGCTGCCTGTTGGTAAATCTCCAAGTAAGGGCGTGTTCCACCGTAAGCATTTGGATTCATTGTCTTACCAAGCATACCCTCGATACGAGCCTGCATGTTGTTCATTGAATCCTCATTCCAACCTTGGATAGGCTGACCATCAGCTCCCCACTGGTCAAACCATACTGTGTAACCTGGGTTGTCACCTGTTACCTGACCACCTCCAGAACCACCAGCACCAGCGCCACCATTGGCATAAACTGGTTGGAATAAACCTGTTACCATAGATAATACTGTCATAATAGACAACATAAACATGGTAAATTTCTTTAGTAAATTCTTCATTTTGTTTTTTACCTTTCTTCTTATTTTTTAGACAGTGTTTTTACACACTGATGTTGCATTTTATAAAGTTCCATACATTTTCATTACATATTATATCACATAATTTGTGATTGTCAATATCTAGTTCATTCGTTTTAACGATTTACCACTTGCAATCTCATTTAAACAAACTATCTTGCAGGTGTCAATATCTTGTTGACGAAGGGCAAGACCATATTCCTTAGCACATAAAAGCCAAGTATAACAATAGTCACCTTGATTTGCCTTTGGTAACCACTCAGATGGGCCTTTTGCACCCTTACTTCTGTTTTCCTTATTTAATACTGAAACGCCAACATTCTCATCCTGTGCAAATTTATTCTTCTGTTCCTTTGTCCAATTAAGGTCTGAGTACCTATGTAGATACATTAACGGACAAATATGGTCGAAGTCTAAAATTTTAATATCAGTAATTTCTTTATCTGTATAGGGGTCTTTATAAACAAATGGGTCTTTACTAATAAGGTATTGAGAAGTATAAGTGTCATATTTAACTCTACTTACCTTTTCTCCATCTAATGTAAACTTCTTAGCAGGCTTTTCCCAATCATCACGATTATACTTTTCCTTATTTTCGTGAGTGGATACCTTAATACTATCTACTAAACTTAATATGTCTTCCTTTGTTACTTTAGGTGTATTATCTTGTTCAGTAGATTGTTTAGTATCTTCTTCTTTTTGTTCTTCCTGCTTTGGCTCTTCTTGTTTTTGTTGTTCTTGCGTTGTAGTATCTGTTTCACTTGGAACAGTTGGTGGTTGTTCTTCTGGAACAAGTCCTAATTTATTAAATAATGGGTCAAACACTTCAACTGGATTCTTTGTATCAACCTCATTACCAAAAGAACTAGGGGTGTACCCACCAACTTTTAATAAGCCAACAAGTACTAAACAAATAACTAATATTCCTAATAATTTTTTAGCCATTAATCCTTGCTTTCCAGTTGGAGTATTACTTTACCAAGTAAAGTTGGTTGTACTTCGATATTAGTAATCTTATGTACTCCATCATCCGTAACTACTTCATCTCCAACTTTTAGTAGTTCGACAAATTTCCATTCCCCAGTTGATACTTCTACTTCCTCACACTTTTCAAATGTTAGGTCATCAACTTCTCTGTAATCTATACCACCATAGAACATTGGTCTAATCATCTTATCGTGGGAAGGGATGTTCTGCAAATTCATTTAGTGGACTATATCATCAATGCCTACTTGCACAATAGCACAAGTCAAGCATTGTTCAGCGTTTCGGTTTCCCTACTCTATTTAATCAGATAGTCTCTTCGCATTGCACATTTTTCTTTGAATTTGATGTAACTTCGAGTGTGCCTCGACTGTTAGTAGACATAAATTAGAAATATCATTGTTTGTTTTATTACCATCAATATGGTGTACACAGAACCCTTTTGGGATTTCTGTAATACCTAAGTGTTCACACATCACAACACTATGTAAAAACACATGTTTACTACCTTTTCTGCCAGTATACCAGTCTGGCTTTAAGATAATTAAGTAACCTTTCCCATCTGATACAGCACCGATATAGTTATGATGTTCTTCCCCACGTACACCAAACATTGGGTTTTTATCCCCTAATTTACTATTTCTATATAGTAAGTGTTTTCGTTGGTCTATCTCAAATTGAGAGAAGTTTTCCTCTATAACATCTAACACTGTTCTATATCTGAGGTGAACTTCTTCTCTAATATCACGTAATGACATTGAGGTTGTCTTAAACAAAGTACAGATTATCTGCTTTTGTTCCTCAGATACCTTTTCTACTGGTAACTTATCTGGTAAACACTGTTTTATATTATTCTCACGAATAACTTTATTTAATGTGTCTATTTTAATTGTAAATCTGTTACACGTTTCTTTCTTTGTATGCCCAGATTCTAAAAATTTTCTAATTTCTTCTATTCCATCTTTATCAAAAATAATTTTCTTCATAACATGTATCTCCTAATAGATAGATTTATGTGTACCTTAGTTCAGGATTGTTTGAATTAAAGTTCCCCTGAGTTAACTGAATTTATAGACCCCAATTCACAGTTTTGTAGTCTAGGGTCTGACGAACTATAGCGGCCAGTCGCAGTGCCGGTAGCATTAAACGAACAATGTATCTTACCATCTTTCTGTCGTACTTCAGGTAGTTTCTTGATATACGTGTTTAATAACTTTGATGCCCCCCGATATGCTAGTAACGCATTAGTAAATGGGATATTTATTTTTTCTAAAACCTCTTCCCCAACTTTTCTTCCATCAATCGGTTTTATCTTCATAATATCATACAAAACAATTGCAACCTGTTTTGGAGAAGATAGATTAACGGGATTATCTAGTTGTTCATGTGTCAAACATTGTTCTTTATATGGAAGTAGTTCTGTATAACATTCCTCTAACGCTTTTTCTAGTTTTTCCTCATACTTAGGAATAATAGATTCTGTATAAGGCATATCTAAATATACCCCAGTCTCTTCCATATTGATAGTAGCATCTAATACAGCCATTTCGATGTTTCTGAATACATAATAAAGATTCCTGAAATCCTCTCTTGGGTGGTCTACACGTAGGAATTTTGCTTGGAATTGTTGTAACTCTCTAGTGTCAATAGCATCGTGAGCCGCATACATATAACCGACCTCAATCGGAACATATTGGAAGCCTATCTTATTGAATAAGTCTCCGAATGTTGCCTCATCTTGTTTAGAAACATATTTTCCATGTAAATCCTTTAGTTTGTGAGATTCATTCTCATTTAAGATGTATCCACCTATCTGAGTATCCCACCAACACTTCAATCTAACACCGAATGTGCGTAATATCTTTCGAATATCGAAATCTGCGTGGTGCATTATGATATTTGCTGTTATCCTAGAAAGTGCTTGAATGATTGTTTCCTTAGATAACTGATTTTCTACTAATTCTCCTGTAAAATAATCAATATGTCTATAAGGACAATAACAGGCTTTTTCACCATCTACATACAAACACAAACCAACTACAGTATCAGTAAACTCTAAACCTGTTGTTTCAGTATCAATAGAGATATAACCACACTTATTACCAAGTTCAATGTATTCTAATAACTCTTCTTCATCTCGTATGATTCTATAATCGTCTGGATTGTATAATCTGGCACTTTCTGTTCGAGCAAATTCGACCTTTTCTAAGAAACTTTTTGCCTTTTTTTCTTCTTTGGTAAGTTTCTTAGGTTTTTTGAGTTCGTCTAATGTTTGTAAGACTAACTCTGTATTATCTCGTCTTTGTAATCCCATTTTACTCCCTTTCTCATAGCAATTATAGCACAACTCATAAAATTTGTAAATACATAAAGGGAGTTCATTTTTATAAACCCCCTAAATCATTAAATACTAATATGTCCAATAGGAGAGATATACGTCATTACCAGATGCTGAGGTGCAGGTATACATACACACAGGACCTGCTGGATTCTGTGTATAGTACTCACCAGTTGATTTTGTTACAGTTCCATAGTTGTGAGCATTCCAGTCCTCTGATACTTTATATAGTGTAACAACACTTCCATCTGGTTTATACCATGTTGCAGTAGTTGCCCACTCAATTGCTGTGAAACCCATATAGTTATGTGCACCAAAAATCATTGGATAACCCTCACCTACCCAACAATCTCCTCTATCTACAATATCTTGGAATCCTCTACTCTCTAATGCCCAAGAATATCCACCTACATATAATCTACCCCAGTTTCCCATTGTCATAGCAGGCGCTTGATAACTTGGTTGAGAATATGTATCATAAGATGTATTGTTAGCATAAGATGTTGAATAAGAAGTTGTATTAGATACATAGGCTTTTTGAGATTCTTGTGCAAGTCTTTCTTGTTCTAATCTCTCCTGTTCTAATCTTTCCTGTTCAATTCTATCTTCTGCTTCTTTGATTGTTGTAGCCATATCAACTACATTTGAACACAGTTGTTCACTACCACTTACTTGTTCAATAGTTGGCACAGCAGTAGAAACACCTAACTCAACTAAGTTAAGTGTTCTATCTAACTGTTGGATTGGTAGGTTAGGCAATAAAGCCAAAATAAAACTTAATAGTACATTCATTGTTGTTTTTAATATTCCTTTAATTCTTAATTATTAAATCTTGAAGGTAATTTTCTTTTTACCTTCTTCCTTACTTACTTCATCTGTTTTAATCGTGAAGATTTTCTTTTCTTCTTCGCTATTTTCTTCTCGTATATCTGGAACAATTTCTTCTTTAATTATACTAGGTTCTTTTGTATTCTTAGAAACAGCAAAAGTGTCTGTAAATTGTTTCTTCTTACGTGAAGGAGTCTTAGGCTCTCTACCATATCCATAAAAACCAAATTCATCCTCTGGTTCTTCTTCAACTTCTTGGATATATTCATTTGGAACTTGTTCTACAAAGCCCTCAAAACATTCTTTAGGAACTTCTGCATTTTCGTCTCCGAACTTCTGTTCCTTAAAGATTTTGTTGTTGTATGTATCTAGTCTATCTTCATCAAACACAAAATCTCTTGCTTGCTTGAAAAAGAAAAACTGTGTTTCATAAAACTCATTACCAGACATACAGAACCCACGGCCCTTTATCTGTGGCTTACTCCTATTACTTATATCTTTATCGAATAATCTAGCTGATGCACCATCATCAAAACCACCTACGATGATTCTTTGTTGGATATTATTCATCTGGTCACTGTTTATAGTACCTTGAGTTATGCTTTGTGCGGCGATACAAACATGTACACCTGCGGCACGACCTAAACGTAATATCTGACCAAGTGCTGTTTTAATGTCATCAAGTGCCCTGTAATCATCACTACTCATTAAGGCGTTCATTTCATCTATAAGTAGAATCATTGCCTTAACCTTAAATTCACCAGTAGTTTTCTTAATGTCTCCATCTTTGATATAACTATTATAACCACGATATTCAACTAACTTAGGATTTCTTAACTCATTGTTCTTTAAACCATTGTAAATATCCTCAATAGTCATAAATGTTTGACATCTTCCGTCAGGATGCATCTTTGCCATCTTTTCGTAGTTCCTATCAGTCTTATCTAAGTCCTGCCAAACACAGAATATCTCATCAAACTGATATTCTCTACCAAATAATGTATAGTAGTTTACTGTTAGGTTTCTGATATTGTACACATTGTTTACACCTGCAGTAGCCATAAACTTATATCGTTTATCCATGAGTTGATAAAAGGCGACAAAGGCATCTCGTGCCTCATCTACCTCTAACGCTACACCAACAACACCTTTTACACCTTGTAGTAAGTTAAATTCCACCTTTTTCATATCAACACCAATCATCATGATATTGTCAGAAAAGTGTGAAATATGAGAAACGATACCATTCTCTGTAACAGACTTACCTCCACCTGTACCACCACAAATAACTAGAGAAGTAGATGGCAGAGTATTTAACAGTTTATCATCTTTAATATTATCGTTTAACTTCCAAGTTAACGGTGCAACTTTTAAAGTAGTATTGTTTACAGAAAGACCTAAATAAATATTATTCCAGTCTTTTCTACTCTCATCGAACTTATAAGGTGCAACAGTTGGCACAGGTTGTTTTGGTGTAACAACTACTTCAATATATCCTAGGTCAATATATGTATTAATATAGAAATAAGAGAAGTGGTCTGATAAGTCTGACATTGTACTAACAAAATCTCTCTTATCTACCTCTTTACCGGTTCTACTAAACTCAATAAACAGTCTATTATGCGTATAGAATATAACCTGTGTACCTAAGTACTTGTTAGCAATCTCTAACACCCAATCATCAAACCCACACTTGCGTAAGAATAAAAGATGTAATATTCCCCATAATAAAAAGGCAACCCCACAAATGCAGAGTGCCCCAAGTTCAATATATAAATAGTAGATACTGCTAGAAATATCTGGTAGTTTATTGGATATGCTAATCCCGAATAGAATGGCAAATATAATCAGGAACGCAATTCCTGTACCAATCATTACCTTAACAAACCTACTAATTGTCAAGTGTTTAGGTAATATACCTGTTAAAACTTGTTCTTCCTTACCATTTTGCATTAAATAAACTCCTTACTTAACGTTTCTGTGTCATACACTAACCTAACTGCAAAAGATGGTGGTAGTGGAGTACCATCAAAATCATAGTTATCCACTTCTACCATAAGAACATCTAACCCTCTGAAATACTTATCAAAGAACTTATCAGTAATAGTAACTTCTGCATTTTTAATTAGATTTCTCTGTAGTACACTACTAACTAAGGTTTCTAACATTTCAACTGTTACAATTTCCTTATTCATATATGCACGTGTATCTTCTTTTATCTTCTTATTTAATCTCTCTAATGTTAATTCTACATCACCAGAGATAATTAAATTCAAAAAATCATCTCTCATATCATACCTCACTTTTTGGAACATACATTTTTCCAAACGTACTTGCCGCCCTTGCTACTTCGGCATAAGAGTTTTCATTAAACTCATAAGACCTAACGATGTTGGAACTAACAGATACTCTACTACCATATTTACTTGGCACATCAACTACAAAAATAGTATCGAAGTATTTCTTTACAAATTGATTGTCTATAATAACCTGTGTACCTGTATAACTATAAAAATCTAAGGATTCTAATACAAAATCTACTACATCATTTGCAGTAACATAGTATTTACTTAAAGAACCCTTTTTATTACCATGGAATCTATCATCGTTCAAAGCATTTAGTAACTCTTCGGAAACATAGAAAAATATCTCACTATCCCTCAGTCCTGCGTTGGGATTTTTGTATTTAACCATTCTTCTAACTCTAATCATCACGCTCTATATCTCCATCAAGAGGGTCAATTGGATAGACTTCAAATTCTTCCCAATTTATATATTTAGCAATATCAACCGATTCTAAAATCTTAGTGAATTTAGCAGTATTTAATTCACCATTCTCAGAGAACTTTAAATTGCCACTAGATGCAACATTACCAACAAATCTTGCTCTTAAATCAAATACAACTGTAATATTTTTTCTCTCAATTCTTACCTGTACAGTATCAGCTTCTAAATCACTACAATTGGTTGATTCTATAATCGCCTCAACAACTGCATCTCCAATTGTAAATAACTTATCTTCACTGTACTCTGATAGTGTACCTACAGAAAGAACTACAGAATTATCACGAGTTACTACCTTTGATACATATTTACCACTTCTACCCTTGGAAAATAACATTTATTCTCACCTCTCTTATACTATATCACAATAAAATTGTCATTTCAACTCATTTATTATGAAAATAAAAAGAAGGGAGATTGTTACTCTCCCTTTTCTTTCTTCTTGTAAATCACGTAACCAATACCAGCGATTGCAGAAGTTGCAAGAATACCAATTGCAATAGGTGCTACTAGAGAACCATTAGAAGTTTCTTCCTTAGCCTCTTCTACCTTAGCATTTTCTTCCTTAACTTCATTCTTCTTTTCTTCGTTTGGATTACCGATTTCTTTATCAATCTTAGGCTGTTCTACAGGTTTCTTTTCGTCTTTCTTTTCTTCCTTCTTAGAAGTTGTTTCAGACTTGTCGATTGCAATATTCTTCTTAGAATTATTTACAACAACACCTGTTTCAATAGCCTTTTGACGAGCAATATACTCATCGTGTGCTTTCTTAGCACTGTCTAACTTAGCCAATAGGTCATTTAACTTGTTAGTTTCTGTTTCTAATGTAGCCTTAGCACTATCTAACTCTGCTAATGCCTTATTTGCCACAATATTTGCATTATTTAATTCTTCTAATGCAGTTGCATATCCTGCCTTAGCATCTTCTAACATTGCCTTAGCTTGTGCTAATGCTGGGCCTGTCTTAGTAGGGTCTAACTTGTCAAATGTTTCCTTAGCCTGTGCTAACTCTGCTTTCTTAGCATCTAATACCTTTTGTGCATCTGCTACCTTAGCAAGAGCAGTATCATAAGCAGATTGCTTTGTTGCAGTTAATGCCTTAGCCTGTTCTAATGCCTGTGCCTTTGTTGCAGTTAAAGCAGTAGCGATATTATAATCACTTGTAGCAGAATTTAACTTATCTGTAGCCTTAGTTAATTCTTCTCCTGTCTTGTCAGCAACTGCTTGTAGGTTAGCAACCTTAGCAGTTAAATCTTCTACCTTCTTAGTAGCCTGTGCAACTGCCTCATCAAAGTTATCTAACTTAGATTGTAAGTCAGACTTATTCTTTTCTAAATCTTCTAACTTCTTAACTTCTACTGCTAATTCACTCTTAGCTTGTTCTAATGCTTGGTCAGCAGTAGCCTTTTCAGCCTTAGCACTTTCGACCTTAGCATCTTGTGCTTGTGCATCTGCAATAGCCTTTTCTAACTTAGTCTGAGCATCAGCAGTTGCCTGTAATGCGTTCTGTAAGTCTGTTAAAGCATTATTTGCTTCTGTTGTCTTTACTTCAACCTGTTTATCTAACTCAGTAGATTGTGCTTCAAGACTTGCTAATTCATTCTTAGCATTTGCTAATTCAGCTCTAGCATTTGTTAATGCACTACCATCACCTTCAAGAGCTACTTCATATTCTGCCTTAGCCTTATCGTATGCTTTTTGTGCCTCTGCCTTTGCAGTTTCAATCTCATTCTTATATGCAATTAAGTTATCTAAGTATGTCTGTGCATCAATTGCATTTTGTGTTGTTTCAAATGTAAAGTTTTGAATTGTTACTAAGCCATAACGAGTCCCAACAACATCTTGCAATGCACCTGCTACTGTATATCCACGATTTACAATATTTGTATAGTGACCATACTGACGGTCTAATGGGCTACGGCCATTAAATTCTTGCTTATATGCCTCCTTATATTCAGCATCAGATAAATCCTTATGTTCATAAGCAAATTTCTCTGTTGTGTATAACCAGAATAATGAAGCATCTACACCCTTAGAACCAAATGCTAAGTTTTCAGCAACTGTATAAATCTTACTGTGTGGGTTTGCCTTTGGATTTTCTTTCCAAATAGCCTCTGTTGCCGCACTACGAGCCGCCGCAGTAGCCATTAAGTAGTCATCTACCTTTAAGTCTGCTAAACCTGTAAAGTTACTATCAGATTGACGTAACTTATTTGTAGCAATAATGTTCTTAACACCCTCAATAGCATTGTCTAAGTTTGTACGAGAATTTCTATTTGTTGAATCCTCTGTATTCATAAATGGGTCATTCTTATGGTCATTGATAACCTGAACAGCCTTGTCAGAGTTATTCTTTTCAAACCAACCTAATGTACCCTTCTTAATTGCTTGGTCAGCCTTATCTAATACTTTCTTAGCTTCATTCATTGTCTTTTCTAATTCAGTAGTCAATGAACCATTTTCTGCATCCTTAACCTTTTGTTCAAGTTCTGCAACCTTAGAAGTCTGTGTCGCAACCTGTTGTTTCTTATCAGATGCGCTCTTCTTTGCTAATTCTAATGCTTCATCAGCACTCTTCTTAGCATTTTCTTTCTCAACCTTATTAGCCTCTGCATTTGCCTTTTCTGTTTCAGCAGTAGCCTTAACAGTATCTAATTCATTCTTCTTAGCAGTTTCTGTTTCTACCTTAGCATTAGCAGTATCTACTTCTCCCTGCTTAGCAGTAACATTCTGTTCCTTTTGAACCTTAACGGGCTTACCTGTTTCAATCTGAGAAGTAATATTATCAATTTCTGACTGTAAGTTCTGCTTTGCATTTGCATCGTTTAACTTAGCCTTTTCTGCTTCTGCACTCTTTAATTCTTCTTTACCACTAGCAAGGTTAGTGTCAGCAGTATTCTTAGCAGTTTCTGCATCTGTCTTTTCTTGTGCGGCAGTATCTACAAGTGCTTTCTTAGCATCCTCATCAGCCTTAACTGTATCGTAATCAGACTGAGCAGTTGCTTGCTTTTCGATAGCATCATCTAATACTACCTTAACTTCATTTGACTTACCAGTTTCTTCATCAACCTTAGTCTGTAATTCAGCACTCTCTGCTTCCTTAGTTTCAATGTCTTTCTTACCTGCTTCACGGTCATAAGCATTTGCTTGCTTATCTAATTCTGTGTGTTCAGCAACAGAAGTTTCCATATTATCAACTGTAGCCTTTGCAGTTTGTTCCTTTTCTTGTGCTACCTGTTGATTAGCTACAGCAGTATTAGCCTCTACTTGTGCCTTATCAACATTTGCTTGTGCAGTTGTAACTACTGGCTTTTGAGCCTCTACAGCCTGTTCAGCTTGTTTTTGGGCATCTTCTGTTTCTTCTGCAAATACTGGTGTAGAAATAACTGATGTCGCAGATACACCTGCTAATGTTGCTAATGTAACTTTCGTTAATTTATTCATTTAATCTGTTTTTCTCACTTTCTGTTGGTATATTTTACCCAACCTATGTACTTATCATATCACAAATTCCATACGTTTGTCAATACTTAAATTACTCTTTTGTGTTATCAATAATCAAATCATATTGAGTATAAGAAGAATCTAATGTACTCTGTCTGATATTTTCCCCAGTTACACTGTAATAATAGTCATTTATAGTAGAGATAATATCTTCTTCTTTATCTTCTCGATTGACCTGAATTACTGTAAAATGTTCTTCACCATTACAATACAAGGAAATCTCAATACAAAATTCACCTTCATATACAGACAAAACAACCACTTTGTCTAATAAACATAGGTCTTGGTCATAAGAATCATATAATTGCATTGGTACAATTCTTGTTTCTGTATATGCAGATTGCATCATCATTGAATTATATGTATCAGGCTTGAAATAATTTTTAAAACGTGCAACTTTACTTGCATTGAAATAAATCATTGTCATAAGTGATTACCAAACCTTTCTCCACTTTCCCAATATACTCCTTCTTCCTCATCAAAGTCGTATTCATCATGAGGACTACCTTTTTCTGCGTAAGTATTAACAAACTCAATAAACTGTTCTCTTGAAAACCTATCTGAACCTAAAATATCGTGAAAAGCATCTGCAAATGTATTATCCACACTCTTTAACTTATACTTATTGGAATCTCCAATCTGCTTACAGTACATATCTAATAATTTACACTCTGGTTCTTCTACTACATTATCCTTAACTATCATGATTTCATCATCAAATGAATAATTACAAGTCAATTTACCAGATAATTCAAGTTTTGCACCATTTGATAGATTGTTTGACTGCTTAATCTGATATAGTATATTTGTTATTGCTTTTCTACTACTCTCTGCATATGTTGTGTAAGTCTTGTTTGTAGCAAAGATGAATCCAAACTTCTTAACTGTACCGTTAAATATAAATCTAATCTTTATCATTGTTTAATTTATCCAAAGGGTTACTCGATAACATGTGTAATGGGTAGTTTGGTACAATATGTACGAATCCACTATTATTATTCTTATCTATCATAAATACATCACCTGCTACAAACTTCGAAGATACCATCCCTACGATAGCCTCTCTATCAATCGGATTATCTCCTAACTGTGTTGTATCAAATTTAGACAAGAATAAACCTGTCTCTTCCATGGAACTCTTGAAGATAAACTTAGTTGCCATGTGGTTGGCAATTCCCTTAGGGAAATGACTTGTACCTTGACTAGCAAGGATTGTTGCAAATCCTAAACTTCTACCAATTACCAGGAATCTATCAATAATAGCAGACATTGCCTTATTACCAAATAATAAGTGTGCTTCATCACAGCAGAATATTGTTGGAATCTTATTAGTAGAAGATAATATCTCCAATAACTTAGAAGATAATAGATACACAATAGCACTTGTAAATCTTTGAGTAGCAGTATAGTTTTCGACACTAACTGTTTGGTCTGGTAAATCCATACCATGTAAAGAAATTACAAAACTATCAGTTAAACTTAATTCCAATGGTTCTACATTCTCTTCTCTTGTAAATAAAAGTTTACCATATTTACTATCGGACACTGACTTTAATCTTGACCCCAAGTTAGATGCAAAACTATTATCACGTGAGAATAAGTACTCTGCAACATCTTGCATATCAACATAGTTCCCATCTCTCTTAAATCTAGTTACAAAGTCTTGAATAATTGGAGTAACTGCTCTTTCCTCATCTGTAGAAAGTTTACCACAAATCAACTCAATAATAGAAAGAATGACAGACGTATCTATGTTTTTTAAGAATGTAAACGGATTTAATGCTCCCTCACGAATATTATTTATATCTACAATCTTTACATTAGGATAGATATTATGTATTTTTATCAAGTCATTCTTAGGGTCAATCACTAGTACCCTCTGTCTTAAACTCAATGCATTTGCCAATGTGCTTAAAAGGAATACTGACTTACCGGAACTACTTGCCCCGACTACAATTGTACCTGCAGGATTATTTGTCCAGATTGAACTCATTGGTTGCCATCTAATTGTTCCCATATATTCTTTCCTTTCTTACAAAACAAAAAAAGATATGCTATTGCATACCATTAATTTACTCGCACAAAATGAATTGTTGAATCATTCTGAACTAACTGTAATTCACCATCAACCATCTTAAAGGAGAATTTACCTGTTTCTAATTGATATGTACCATCTTCCTTTAATTGATAACCTGTCGTACCTGATGGATTACCATTTACTGTCATACTAACATCTTTATCTGTAAACTCAAATCCTAATAGAATCTGGTTATACTGCTCTTCACTAAAAATCTTCTTTAAATCTTCTAATGAATACTTATTTCCTTTTGCAGTAACATAGGATACTTCCCACTTACCTACAATAGAGTTATTTACCTCTTCTGTAGTCTTTTCTTCTACTGGTTCACTCTTTGGTTGTTCCACCTTCTTCGGACTACAAGCACTCATTCCTAAAATCATTGTTGCACAAAATACTGTTTTTACTAACTTATTCACTTAATTACTTTTCCTCTCTCTGTACGAAACTAGATGCATACTTTCTTTCTGACTTTTCCTAGTTCAACTACACTATTGTCATTTTGGTCTACAAAGTAAAAAATATCGTCAATTGATATTAAATCGCCATAACAAATATCAGTTTTCCACTCATCATCTTTATAGCTACTTACTTCGTTAAAAATATCATTAAAACCATATCCTACATCACTAAATATAAATTCTTTAAACTTAGTGGTGTATTTTAACATCCTTGCTAAATCCCAATCAAATTTTCGCATTGTTTCATAGTAGTCGCCAGACCAATATCCGATGATACCATCATAGTCCATCTTTTCATGGTCTGGCTTATATACTACTACATGTCTGCCTATCTCATTAGAGAATAACATTACTTATTTTCTTCTGATTCTGCGTTACTTGTTGCCTTTGAAAGGGAATCTGTTGCCTTAACAACCATCTTGTCAGCCTTACTAAATAAGCCTAACTTTTCAAACCAACGAGAAATAAAATTTCCCAATACACATCCAATTGCTGATGTAATAATTAAACGTAAATATACCATATTTTTCTATATCTCCTCTTTTTCTTCTTCTTTTGGTTCTTCCTGTAAGGATAGTACGAATTTTATAAATTCATCTCTATCCATTACCTTTACTTCATTCAATACTTCTTTTAATTCTTTTTCCTTACTCATGTTTGTATTCCTCATTTGCTAGACCATGTTTACGATACCAACGTAAAATCCGTTCATTAATTTCAATCAATTCTTCTAACTGTCTAACCGAGAACTTTACATCAGGCTCATATTTTGCAGCATAACTAAGACTGTTGTACACTTTTGAGTTTTGTTCAATATCATCTAACACTCTCAACAATTCTTTTCTTGATTGAAGTTTTGATTGAGTAATGTTATCTTTAATGAAGTTTACAACTATGAATATTCTATGCACTTCAGGATATGATTGAGTACAGTCAAATGCAATCTGTTTTAAAATAAGCTCCACTGATTGCTCGAACATGTAGCCAATGCATAGCAACAAATCCTTATCTGACTTTAACCTATCCTTACTATACTTATCATACTGTGCAATCCCCATTTCGTAAAAATAGGTAGACCGTGCTTCCAACATTAACATGTATCAGTCACCTATTTTACCAAGTTCTTCTTCTACAACTCTCTTCACAGTACTGTCCCACTTCTTCTTCATCTCAGATAAGAATAGTTCTACTCTATCAATATCCTTTGTATAGAACGTCTGAGGTTCTGCATACATTGAATATAGTGTACAGTCGTACTCGCCCGTATTGTATAGAACTTCAACCTCAAACTGTCCGAGAGATACAACCTTTTGATAGTCTAAAATTATATCTCCTTCAACCTTTGAGTTCTCAATATCACTGAGTTCTCCAACTGTTTTCTCTAAGAAATCATTACAAACCCTAGTTAGAGCTGCTACAACATAAAATTGATTTTGAACAACGTTACATGCCTTTTCACGTGATATTGTTTCCTCATGAATAACTATGTTATCAATCGCTCTCCAGTTTACCACTTCAACTCTAGTTTTTACTGTTCCATCTCCTAATACAGTCATATACATCACTATATCTACCATACAACCACTAAACAGCTTTAAGACGTATAGTCCATCTTTAAGACTAGAAAATCTTCCTACCCCAAGTAACTCATCTAAATAAGCTTCTGTATTCATTTTATCTATCATTATTTTATACCTCATTGATATTAAATACTATATCAGACACTTGTTTTAGGAATACCTTATGCTTTTTATCAAGTATCTCGCATAGTTCTTCTTTGTTATAGTTATCAGCAGTTAATTCAGTTTCTAATTTATTAGTGTAAACAGCTAAGTACCAACTATCTCCATAACTATTGGCAGAACCAACTTCCACATTATAGATAATTAGATTAAACTCTTCTGTGTCAGTATCCTGTTCTAAAACATTTGAGGGTCTACTCACTCTGAACTCTTCAACAAATTCTTCTTTAGTCTTTTCACATAAATTAGCAACTTTCTTTGAAATTGCATCTATGTTTAATACTAACTTTTCAAAGTCCTTATAAACTAATGTTCTCTTATCTAAAGGTGTAATATATCCCTTGTAATCCTTAAAAAATAGTTCAGCTCGATAATGATTATTTTTCCACGGAGTAAAATATAAATACAATTCTCCGAAATTACTATCAATTACTGACAGAGAGAAAATTGTACGAACCTCTTCCAGCTTTGAATTTTCTAAAAGTTTTTCAATGTCCACTACGAAAACTCCTTACTCCTATTTTAAAATTTCCTCACCATTTAACATGTTATTGTAAAGTTGTGGATTAAATTCACCACTTTGTTCATGTGCAAAGAATATATCTTTGTCAGATGGAGTTGAAGTTAGTAAATAACAATAAGCACGGTTAGAATCAATATCATTTTCATATTGCTTTTTTAATGTAACAAATAAGTCAATATCACTCTCTTCTGTGCAACGGTCTGTAATTGTAGAACCAAACACCTTGATAGAAGAAAAGTATTCTCTTATCTTTTCATCATTTGCAATCTTTTCAATTTCTAATCGCTTAATGTCATTTATCATAACTAAATCATACCACAACTCTACATAAAAGTCAACATCAATATTACTCTAAATCTAAATCAAATTCTTTTTCTAAGTACTTAACAAAATCAATTAAATCATCTGTTGGTAAATAGTTTTCCAGCGCTGTAATTACATCTGCCTCTGAAATACCACAATCACAAATGATTGTATCTAATGCTTGTACTGCTTGTGCGTTTGTTTCAATCTTCATATTATTCTCCTCTAATCTAATTCAAGACTGTATTCAATATTATCTGTGAATCTAGTCTCTAATTCTCTTATGATAGCTTTTTCTAACTTGGAATCATTAATTCCTTCCCCATCTTCAAAGATTTCAACATCTTCCACATCAAAATCCCCTACATACTCACACTCTTGGTAATAAGACAATCTTAACTTAGATAAATTTAATTTGTATGTGGCAGTTAGGTATGCATTAAACGTAATATTTCTAACATTTCCATCTGCATTTAATGGACAACTATCATAAGAAGAAAAGTCCTCATCATCAATCTGAACTTCAACTGTTATTGTTAATTCATCCAATCCAGGGTCTACAGAAATATCTTTATAAGTTACATTTTTACCACCAACTAAGTTATTTGTAACCTCAATGTTTACTGGTAATTCAATCTTCACACTCTTAACTCCTCAATTTTCTTCAAATGTTGATTAATATGGAAACGAGCATCAATCATCTCGTTTAAGAATAAAATAAACTCATTTAAGTTATCTCTTGAAACAATAGAAGAATCAGAGAGAGATAATTCATGATTGAAAAACTCACATCTCCAAATTACTCGCATTTCTTCATCCCCATAATACTCATCTAATGATACCCTAACATCATCATTTACAAATTCAAAGTAGGTTTCAAAATCAGTTTCAACTAACTTATGTACACCATTACTTACTTTATTTGCAAACTCTTTGAATGTAAACTCACTCATTTATTACACCTCTCTCCAATCTTGTTCTTCTCTGTTATCAATTTCCACACTATTCTTTTCAAATTCATACTTAGATTTATCTCTATTTACAGTGATTTCAATTTCACCATCTAAATCTTCTAATTGACTATTACCAGAAAATTCAGAATCAATAGGAGAATAACCTAATTCATCAAGTCCTCTTTGCTGATAATACTCTTCTAAATCCTCAAACTTAGAGAAGTAATATCTAATAAATTCATTCTTACCACCACTCTGTACAATACCCATACCTGGATAAGTAGAATCAATCGTTGTTGCTAAATTGTTATCTAATGCTACTAAACTTGCTCCTGTTTCGGTTGCACGCCCACAGAACGCTCTAACACTTTATACCCTCAGTTTCCTGATATTTAAAAGGGAGTAGACTATACAATGGCAATATGCCCCAAGATTATAGTCGTTGAACGTCATTCTCAAATTAATGAGAAGTTTCGATGCGTTTGATTATCCAATCATAAACGATGTTACCATACCGAGTCCGTTACTACTCGCCACAAATATATCACTATATTTGCTTGGTTGTTTATGCTCTAAGGAACTTCCCGCAATTTACTTGGTTTTATGTGGTCTTAGAGAAACGTTAAACCACAGTTATGTGTATAGATGGGATTTCCACTATCTGTATAAATTAAGAATTGACTATCTGGTGAGTCTGTAGTAATACAAGCACATTCTATTTGTTCTACCAAAGAAACATCTAATAACTTAATGTTATCTTCATATCTACCGAAATGAATGTTATTTTCAATAAACCAATCCTTATTTCTGAATAAATCTTCTGACTCTGTAACATAAGAATAAGAATTATCTGATGTATGAACAGTCCATTGGTGTGTATCTGAACAGATTACATTACCGTTTGTAAAAGAAATAGAGTAAACTTTAGTTGGGGTATGAACAGGAGTTTTATCAACTACATCATAATATTGATTATCTGTACCTAATATCTTATCTCCAACTTGTATATCTCGAATACTAACTTTCACATGATTAGCAGTTTCTACTAATGTATCTAATGCTAATGGATTAGAACGTAAAATCGTAGGCACTACTGTACTGTTAGGCTTCTGCGTCGCTGATATAATGTGAATAGCAGAGCTTCTTCCTAACTGTGTTATAGAAGTAACTAAGTTGATAATTTCATCTTTTAATGTATCCTGTTCCTTTGCTTTTTGGTCTTTAATACCTGACTTTTGAGTGGCTTCAGCTAACTCATCAAGTACCGTTACCAACATTTTCATCTCATCTGAATAGATAAAATCAACACAGTTGTAATTGACTTCTATCCAATCTTTATCATTTAAGCATACTTCAATCACATCATGAGTATTTGTGTTCACTAATTCAACCAAGTCTTTAGCAGGTATAGTAGACTCTACCTTATTTGTTCTTACTTTAATAATATCATCTTCCCTATAATCTCTACCTGTTACATATACTAATCCTGATTTCTTAGTAGGTTTATAGTCCATAATATTCTTTAACTTTAATTCTGCTAATATTTGGTTTCTTTGGTACATTGCCAGTTTTGCAATTCTTAGCACTTCTACGGTTTCTTCTGTAGTATTTGCTACACCTACAATACCCTTCATATTCTTATAAGCAGAGAACTCTGTATACTTAGGGTCTATTAGAGATAGAGCAACCTCGTTTCTATGTGCAATACCACCATAGATAATGTTCTGTATTGCTACGGACTTACCTCCTCCAGTATTATAAGTAAATACTGCATCATAAGGATACTTCTTTCCACCAAAGAACATTCTCTTTTTATCACAGATTAAGAAAATATGTTCAGGAGATTCTACTGTAATACATCTTACATCTTCTTGTGAGATTTCTTCCTTTGATTCTAAGGTATAAACAGAGTTATTTCCAATGATTACATCTCCCTCTAACAAGAACTCACCATTGATTGGCTCTGTAGTATTACTATTTATATAGGTTGGAAAACGATGAACTTCGTCAGACTTAATCTTAATCTTTTTACCTTTATCACTCACAAAAGTCAATAGATACATTTTATTTGCTAAATGAATATCTAATACATCCACGACTTTAGTAGGTGTATTATTTCTATCAAATACATAATCTCCAACTTGAATAGTTCCCATTGTCTTATATCCCTTTGTTGTAGGAATAATAGTATCTAAACTAAGAGGTGCCCCACAGACAAGTCCTTGAGGTGCAGAAGGTAATTCCATATCGGCAGGAAGTGGGTTTCCCATCTCGTCTAAGAATTGGCTCTTACCTAATCTCTTTTTATCTACCTTATCAGGCAACCACCCAAATTCGCCTTTACCTGTAATACCTAATGAGAAGAATCTAGTAGGTCTTAACCAACTACCTTTCCACCTTGCCACAGTAGGTGGTTTATCATACCCTACAAAACTTATTTTTCGCTCTTCTAAGTGCAATTCATAGTTCCATGTATATGTAGACAAGAAGTTATTTAGTTGGTTTAGATACTCTGGTAAATACTTATCATCAAATGTAATAGGGTCTACTATTACATCAATTCTGTTAATTGTATTATACTTATGTTCCAAAGTAAAAGGTACATTATTGAAATCTACACCTTTACCCTTTTTATCCACTAGGTTATGTAGAATCTCATATATCTGAGTTATCTCTGCTCTAGTTTTCTCAATACGTTGTTTTCTTAGTGTTGTTAGTGTTAATGTAATAGACACACTCACTAATAGATAAACAAGCATTACCCAAATTGCATAGTTCATAATTAATGCATTAATAGACTGTAGTATAATTGCTACAATAAATAAGCCTATCAATAATAAACTATCTTGTTTTGAGTAATTAAAATTTTCTTCATTATCTGTTGTTACATCCATTGTTATGTTGGATATATACTGTGAAAGTGATACAGATAAGAAGTAAATTAATACATACATAAAATTTCCCTCCTACTTATTTTAGAACCACTTAATTTTAAATGTTAATTCTGGATTCCACTCCTTAAATGGTGCTAAGTACTCTTCTTCGCTAGTAAAATATTCTTCTTTACTATTTAGATTAAAGAAGATACCACTGTACTCAACCCCATAGAAATGATTGGATACTTCTGATTCTTTGCTATTAAATGCAACTTTGAATGGTACATCATTCCCATCTTTGTTCACTGCATAAACCTCAAAACCGTGTGCACCAGTTACATAATCAGTTAAATCCTCTAGCCACTGGGAGTGTAGTAAATGGTTTTCTGACTTTTTAATGTCTGATAAATTAAAACACTCTTTATATCCCTTTTTAAAGAACTCTAATACATCGCTTAATGTCATAATATCTCCTTAAATACACATGTAATCTTGTTGTATTACAAACTCATGTGCGGCAGTAATAAATCTAGTGTCAGTTGAATCAATAGAAAAATCATCGTAAGTATAAGTATCTACTGATAACTTAGGTGTAATAACAATATTACCAGATAAGAGTTCTTTTGTTCCCTTTACCTGACAACCAACTTTAAATATTAATCTTCCTTGCACTGTTGCTGACATATCTAATAGAATTGCATTATTCTCAACACTACAAAGATTATATGAAATCTCTAATTTTCTCATTTTCATTACCTCTTCAATAAATAAATAGCATAACTTTACCACTTGCTAGAAGCAGTGCCATTCTTCCCATACCAAAATTCCAAACGTTCTAAGGAAGTTGTCAGTCCACGTCTTGTCATAGAGTATTCCTCAACAACTCCTTCTTGACCGATTCTACAAACCCCTATACGAACAGTGTAGTCGGACTCCTGCCAGACAAAAATCTCTGCTTTATCCGTGTAGAATCTAGCCACTCCACCTTTATCATCTCTCCATTGAAGTTTAAAACTCGTAAGAATGGCTAACATTAATTCACAATACTCTTTACAAAAGAAATGTACTGTTATTTCACTCTTATTAAACATTCACACTCTCGATTTCCTGATAGATAGTTAAATTATTAACAAAGTTATCTGCAATCTCAAAATACTCTTGTTTCATATAACTAATACCTTCAAAAATAAAATCTTCTGTTGTATATTCTTCTTTAAGACTATCAAACCTTGTCTGAATATCAAATTCTAACTCTTTTCCCTTAGAATCTACTGCTTTAAGTGCAAAGTTTAATGTGCTGCCTCTTAATACAACATAGGTAATGTCAACTGTCTTAAATCCCTTTGCTACTCCCTTATATATAAACTGTATTGCCTTCATATATTATAAGCCTTTCCACTTTTTACCATAATTTACTACCAATATATTCCCTTTAAACTACCTTGTGTGTCGATTTCTTAAAACGTGAAATCTCCACAGAAAAGATTTCGATAAAAAACACTCTCAATCTTTTCAGGATTCTATTATTAATCTAATTGATTTGTTTCACTTATTAACACCATCACTCACATTTCATGACCTAACGGTAAAATGTTCGTTTAAACACAAGTAAATTATAGATTTACTAACCAAGTTATCCACAATATCACTGCGCTGATACTCCAACTTACGTTGGGTTCTTATGTACGTAGACTTTCAAATACACTCGAAAGCATATAAGGCTAATCTATTTCCATAAGACTTTCACTATCAATTACCCCAATGGATAAATTAGCGATAGCATTAGGCTCGTATCAAAACCCTTGTTTTATTTTACTACATTGTTAATACTTAGTTGTTTAAATTGCTATACTTCTTAAATTCTTTTGCCCTGTCAATCGTTCAACTTCTAAATTATGAAGTTGGTAAAAATTCCCAAACCTCTCGTTGCACTTGTTAATGTCAAAACTCTTTAAATCCTCTGCAACATTCATAATCAAAAACGCTGAATACATATCTCTTTGTACCCTTACCCCATTAAAATTGTTCCATCTTTGAGATAACTTTTTCTTATTGTATGTTCCATCAAAATGGTTAAACTGACTTGCTTTCGCATTCCACGTATCTATCTTAATTAAATGTTTTCCATAGTAAGATAACTTTCTATCTATAATTTCTAACAACATCGAAGGTGCTCTGTTAGCAATAGATTTGCCAAAACGTTTCTTTCGCTTAAATTTACCTCTATCATTCTTTTCTAGTTTCGTGGATTTCTTTGCAAGCCCTGAAAAGTTCATCTTTTCCACGTAAATAGTATCACCTAGCGAGATAATCTGGTTGGCTAAGCACTCGTGTTGATACTTCCTAACATCTGCCTGCTTACGGTACAACTCTTTCAACTCACTTTGGTATTTAAGGTGATGGTTTGATTTATTCCAGACCATTTTCTTATTTCCCTGTTTCTTAATAGTACCATCTTCGTTATAATTATTAGGATTGGTTGCTCTACGACTTCTGTCCATTTTTCTAAGTAATCTACGTTTTTCGTTTTCGATGTTCTGAACTTTGTCAGCAAGTTCTAAGATTTTTACATCCGTGGCAGAAGAATAAGCGATTGTAGAAGTTCCGATGTCAATTCCCACATCACCTTCTCCTATGTAGTGTTTTACTTCGCCCGTTTCGTTATCAACTTTGATGGGTGGAGTTCCCTTAAATATAATTTGAACATAGTATTTATACTTATTTCTGATTTTAAGGCTTGACTCTCATAATAATTGTTGTAGTTGATTACTACAGGCATTTTCAAGCCATTCCACATAATTATGTCATTCTTGAAACGAATGCCTGCTTCATTTGATTTTCCCTCTAATGAATTGAGAGACCCATATTTCTTGTAATGTACCTCTTCTCCGTTTCCAAAAAAGAGTTTTTCGTATGCCATCCATAGATTTGAAGCAATCTTCTGTGCAGTAAAAGAATCAATGTTCTCTGAAAAGTGATGTTGTAATTTCTGTACATCCTTATGAAATGAGTACTCTGACATGCCAAATTGTTTCCTTATTTCCTTAATCTGCTTCCATACAGACCTATCTTTTGTTTTATCACCAGATAATTGAGATAAGAGATTTCTGTATTTCTTTGTTTTAATCATCTCTTTATAGCGTTTCTGAGTTACATCAACCAACACATTGTAAATATTTCTACCAATTTCAAAACGCTTGTCTAAAATGTCCTCTTGGTATTTCTCTGTTTTGAGAGGAAATTGAACTACGAAATTTGTCACGGTATTCACCACCTTTCTAATTTTATCAACTGCGGTAACGAATGACAAGGAAAGAGAACTGACACAATATGCCTATCACAATCAAGTAATATAATTATATCAATTCTCTTAACTTATTTAATTCTCTGCGTCTAACGGAACGCATAAGTTCTTCAAACTATCATATTAACACTTAGAGACGTTATCCCTAATACATGTACCCTCAATCCACACCCAGAGAGTTAATACACATGCAAAATAAAAAGCATTGTTTCCAATGCATAAAGATTACTATTCTTTTTCTGTGGTTACCTATGAGATTTCTTTCAATCTCGCCTAGCAGTTTTTGATGTGAGTTGGCAGTCTTGTTTTTACGGACTGCACTGACGATGTTTCTCTAATATGATGAATGAGAGTTACACCGAGTCCTTTCTTTACCAACTGGGGAGACCAACCTACGAGTTCTACTTCCATACAGTAGAAACCTTGTTACAGGAAATAACAACCTATGCTCGCTTGTGCTATTTTACGGAAAATTGTTGCAATCTAAATTATTTGATACTCAACCCAACTAACTCTTATTGCAAACTTCATTATAGCAAATTTCACAATTTTTGTCAATAGGTAATTTATAAAATTTTGCACCAATTATTGTATAGTTTTGGGTGCAACCTAATCATCTAAATAGAAACACTCATTTTTATCTGAAAATTCACCCTCAAAATCAATCTCGTATGAATCTTCAATATACTCATCATCTGTTGCAAGAGACATATTTTCTACAAATCTAGCATCTTTTAATTTCTTAATTAAATCTTTTCTATCTTTAGCTTCTACAAATACGTGACCAAATACTCTATAGGTTACAGGTACTTTATACTCCATTTTATTCTCCTATTTTTCTTCCTTAACTGCCGACTTCTTCTTAGTTGATTTCTTAACTGGTTCTTTCTTTGCTAGTTCAGATTTATTCATTTCTTCAAAGCAAATATTTGCTAAGTATGTCCCTATAAATCCACCGATTATACTACCAATCATCTTATATTCTCCTTATCTAGTAAAAGAAAGGGAGAACTTAATCTCCCTAATCACACACTACATTGTCTAAATGTTTGTATCTATTACCAACATCTTGACTTCTTCCTTTATTTGTCTTAGGGTAGGAAGAAATATACCCACAAGTTCTATATGCATAAGACATCTTATCTGTATCCATATTACCACAACATGTACAAGTAGGTTGGAAACTTCCATCTTCTTGTTTTATCATGTGTACCGTGTTGTGCGAACCACACACTTCGCAAAACGAACTCTCTACGTTAAGTTCTATTGGAACTCTGCTATTAGATTCTCTATATTATCAATATCTGCTAATTTCCACAAAACTAAATAACTTATCTTGTTCTTCGTAGCAGTATTTAACTTATTGACGTCTCGCACAGTCCAAGTTTCAATGGCTTTCCTATAAAACTTTGTGTTTTTGTTCTTCCACAAATTTAACTTATCTAAATCTTCTTTCTTACTAGGGTCAAAGAAATACCCACCATGTAACCAAGAACCGTTATACTCAATATATAAATCTAAAGAAGTGATATAGAAATCACAGTTAAATGGATATAACTCACTACAGTACTGTCTCTTTATATCATCAACAGAAAACATGCTTATCAATTTATTGTATAATAATTCTTCTGGCTTCGAACTGTTGAAAGTTTTATTTCTTCTCTTAGTGTCTAGCCCATGTTTAATTGATTCCTCTGTTACAGTCTTTGAATGTATCTCTTTAGATTGAAGTGGGAACTCTACACCATATCTGTTTCTATTTGTTTCCTTTATTTTATTTATAACAGCTTCAGAACTAGCAGGACTAGGCGAACCATACTTCTCCATATTTGTTTCAAATACCTTTTCCCTAACAGTCGTTCCACTACACAATCCCCATTCAGAACCATACTTTGCCAGATTTGTTTTCTTTGATTTTTCTGTTAGTTCTTCTCTGTGTTCTTTATTAAACTCAACAACTAAGTCATGCCCACACTCTTTGCACGGTGAGAAGTTATCAGTTGCAGTACTAACACTACATTTAATATGTTTATCATGTTTACTACAATAAAATTCACATATTGAGCTTTTCCCATTGGATAACTCTCCAAAGTCTACTACACTGATGTTCCGGTTTCTATTTAGCATATCTTGAATGCGTTTCAGCAATTCTTCTCTTGGTAATTTGTTTGCCTTAACAGGCACCCACTCAGTTTTATACTTATCTTGAAAGGTGTCTTGGGTCTTTTCTCGCCACTCTGAAGTCTTTGAGTAATCTGATACTCCATATCTCGCTAAACACGTTTTTATACTCTTTTTACGAGCGTTCTCTTTAGCACACTTCTTACATCCACAGTAGAAACTTCGGTCAATACTAGAGTATCTTGTTGTGTACTCACCATGTTCAGGGCATTCGCACAATATGGGAGAATTGTTAGAAACTACATCAGAATAGTCTAACAAACTATACTTTTTAAAGTATGTTCTCTTTCCAAAAGTGCTTAACACTTTTTCTTTGGTTATCTGTTGCTTCTTCACATATCCTCCCATAATTATTTTTATTCAGATATTACATTATCTAGATGCTTGAATCGGTCATTAATATCCCCTGCACGTTGTTGTGTGAAAGCATTAGTTGAAATATACCCACAAACACGAACTGCATAATTCATTTTTGTTCTATCGGTGTTACCACAATGAGAACATGTTGGTACATAATTACCCATAGTTCCCTCTAAATGAATAGTGTTATAACAACCACACTCACAACAATATGAAGTCTCACAGTTCAATTCTGCGTAGATATTATTATCATAAATGAAATCTAATACAGATTCTACCGCCTCTAAGTTCTTACTCATATCCACGCTTTCACAGTACACAATGTTACCACCAAGACTTAGCTTTTGTAAGTCTGCCTCACAACCGAGTTTTGAGAAAGCATCAATGTGTTCCCATACAGGAATATGACAAGAGTTTGTTAAGTATTCTCTGTCATGACCATCAAGTTTAATGAATACATCTTCCCCAAAATGTTCCTTAATACATAATCCAAACTTACCATTTAAGGATTCTCCAGGTGTTCCATATAAACTATATGAGATATTATCCTCTTCTTTAAACTTTGCACATAAACTATTAAGGAATTTTAAAATATCCTTTGCAAGTTCATATGTACTACTGTCTTTCCAGAAATCTTTTCCTGTTAAACATTTAGTTGTTTCATACAAACCATTGTATCCAAAAGAAGATGTTGAGTAATTACCATATACCAACTTTTCTAATGTTTCTTCTGGTTGTAATCTTGCTAATGCACCATATTGCCATAATACAGGTGCTACCTTTGCCTTTGTATTTGCAAGACGTTCAGCACGGAGTTTCTGCACTCTTCTAGCTTCTTGCATAATACTTTCCACTTTTTTATAGAATAACTCAATTAATTCTTCATCGTTGTTTGCTTCCTCTTTTGCTTCTAATGCACACCACAATAGATTTACCGTTGTCACAGCATGATTAAAGCGTCCGAAGTATTTTCCAACACCATCTTTATAATTTAAAGCATTTGCTGGATTGCTACCTATAAAGTCAGGAGTGAGTTGGCTTCTACACCCCATTGGTGGGAAAACATCTCCATGACCCCATTGATTTACTTTGTTCTCTGCCATAACTTTTTCTGAGATATAGTCTGGCACAAGTCTTTTACTAGTACATTCTGCGGCTAATTTCTTTAGGTAATGATACTTTGAATTTTCATCCATTATATATTTGTCAAGACATAAAATCAACTTAGGGAAAGCATATGTAATATATACCCCTTCAGGATTCTTCATACCTTGAATACGTTGTCTTAACACTTCTTCGATAAGTAATGCTAAGTCATCTCGTTCTTGCTCTGTTTTTGCATCGCCTAAATACATCCAAAGACTAATAAATGGTGATTGTCCCTGACCACTGATTGTTGAATTTACTTGATAGTTAAATGTTTGAACACTGTCTCTAATCTCTTTCTTTACATCCTCTTCAACAAGTCTCTTTTGTGTTTCTTCATCAAGATTAAACTTACTATACTTGGCAATATATCTCTTTCTTGAATCTTCCACAAAAGGTGCTAAATGCTCCAATGACATTGTTTGACCACCAAATTGTACTGCACTTACGTTTAAGGAAATTTGACTTGCGATTGTTGTAGCTGTCAATAACGTATGTGGCTTTTCAATCATAATACCATTTAACACTGTTCCATTTTGTAGCATATCTTCTAGGTTTACTAAATCGCAGTTGTGCATAGGCTGAGCCATGAAATCTGCATCGTGGATATGCAATCTACCTAGTTCATGATACTTTTGTAAGTCTTTTGGAATAATATATCTAGCTGCAATATCCTTATTGACAATGCCCGCCATATAATCACGTTGAACATTTAATAAAGTTGGGTTCTTATTACTGTTTTCTTCCTCAATCTGTTTGTTCTGGTTGTTGAGCATTGAAAGAATAGCGTGGTCCGTAGTACTTCTCATCAAGTCTCTATCATGGCGATATTTAATATATTCTCTTGCTACATCTTTTCTCTTGGTAGACATTAAACCATTTTCTACCATATCTTGAATATCTTCTACTGAAATCATTTCCTTAGTATTATCTAATACTTCTGTTTCAATAAAATTTGCAATATTGAGAGCCTTTTCCTTAGCATATTCTGTTAATTCACCATCTACACTGTTAAAAGCACTCTCTACAGCATTTTGAATCTTTGTTTTGTCGAACTTAACTCTTCGACCATCTCTCTTTTTAATAAACTTCATTACGTAATTTTTCTCCTGTTATTTATATAGTTTTGGAAATTGTAAAAATTACT